GGAAAAAGATGACGAACAAAGAAATGTTTAAAGGAGTGGTTTACAAGTCACTAGAGGAACAGGTTGGTGGTAAACACTACCGATCTATGAAAATACAGCCTGCAGAATTTATCAATGAAAATAAACTCTTGTTTGCTGAGGGGAATGCTATAAAATATATTTGCAGACATTCTGTAAAAGGAAAGGAACAAGATATAAGAAAGGCAATACATTATTTAGAAATGATATTAGAGAGAGATTATAATGTGTAATACACCAGAGGATTTAGATCTAAACGATATCGATACGGTCGCTATAGATATAGAAACTTACGATCCTAATCTTAAAACCAAAGGGTTAGGTGCTATACGTAAAGATGGTTTTATATGTGGAATAGCTGTTGCCACTAAAAAAGAAACTGCATATTTTCCTTTGCGACACTCAGATACTGATACAGAACCTAACAGAATACAAAATATATGGGATGTTCTTAACCAAAAAATATTTCAAAACGAAAAAATTACAAAAGTATTTCATAACGCAATGTATGATGTTTGTTGGATTAGAGCAGTTACCGGTATGATGATTAAAGGCAGGATTGTTGACACTATGATAGCTGCTTCAGTGATAAATGAAAATTTATTTAAATATTCATTAGATGCATTAGCTAAAAAATATCTTGATGACTCTAAATATAAATATGACCTTCAACAAAAAACTTTAGAGTGGTCTGGTGGTACAGTTAAGGACCCAATGACTAACATGCATAAACTTCCTGCATCAATTGTAAAAGAATATGCAAAGCAAGATGTTAATTTAACTTTAAGATTATGGGATAAATTTAATAAAAAATTGGACGAAGTATTATACATAAATATAGATAAAGAGCAAAAAACTTGCAGAAATATTTTTGAGTTAGAGACAAAATTATTTTTATGTTTAGTTGACATGAAATTTAAGGGAGTTAAAATAGATGTCCTCAAATTAAAAGCTCTTGGTGAAGAGTTAAAAATAAAAAGAGATAAAATATTACAAGAAATTAAAGAACAAACAAATTTAGATATAAAAATTTGGGCAGCATCCTCTATAAAAGAGTTATTAAAAAATCAAAACATAACAAATTATAAAAAAACTCCTAAATCTGGTATGCCTAGTTTACCAAAAAATTATCTTAAAACTCATGAAAACCCTTTATTAAGAAAAGTAGCTGAGGCCAGAGAATATGATAAAGCTGCAAATACTTTTGTAGATGGTTTATTAGGTTTTGTTTATAAAGGTAGAATACATGCGGACATAAATCAAATTAGAGGAGATGGAGGAGGAACAGTAACAGGTAGATTTTCCATGAGTAATCCAAACTTACAACAGATTCCAGCAAAAGGGGATATTGGTAAAAGAATGAGAGAAGTTTTTATACCAGAATATAAAAACAAGTGGGGATCATTTGACTACTCACAACAAGAACCTAGAATTGTAGTGCACTATGCAATAAAATATAAATGTAAAAGAGCAAAAGAATTAAAAAAACAATATGATAAAGGCGCTGCGGATTTTCATCAAATAGTTGCAGACATGGCTAATATTTCTAGGACGCAAGCTAAAACAATTAATTTAGGTCTTTTTTATGGCATGGG